CCGGCGCGGATCGGCGGACATAGGACATAAGGACCGGGCCGGAAACTGGCCCCGGATGGCGAAGCCTGCCCATCCGGGCCGGGATTTTTCGGCGCAGGTCCCTTTTGTTTTGTCTCTATGGGTTTAAGGACCGTTTAGGCGCGTTCAAATTGCCGTCCAGGAATGAGGGCGGGAAAAGTTACCATCAAGTCGGCAAGGGGCAAACAGGGGCAATTCCGGCCCCGTATTGATACTATAGGGGGTGAGCAGGATTTGAAACAGCGAAAAAAACAGAGCATCACGGCTTTGGCAGGGGCCATCGCCGAGGCTGAGGCCAAGCAATACGAAAATGAGGGCGCTGATTTAAGCGCCCTGCGGGTGCTCTTAAAGGATTTCATGCTTCGCTCCCGCTCCCTGGAACGGGAGCGGCTGTATCGGGACTATGTTGCCAATCTGCCCCTGACAGGGCCGAACGGCCTGCGCAAACGACTGGCAGCCATAGACCTGGAATTTTTCGGGCGGGCCTATTTCCCCCACTATTTCAGCCGCCCCTCCCCGGACTTCCACCGGGAGCTGGACGGTATCTGGCAGCAGGGCGTCCTGAAAGGCCGGTCCCCTTTGGCTCCCTCCGATGCCAAGGAGATCAGCCGCTTGCCGGGTGTGCGGCGGGTGGTGGCCGCACCCAGAGGCCATGCCAAAAGTACAAACCTCACTTTTAAGGGCACCATGCACGCCGTACTGTACCAATATAAGCATTACCCCATCATTATCTCGGACAGCAGTGAACAGGCCGAGGGCTTTCTCGACAATATCCGGGTGGAGTTTGAGGAAAACCCCGCTATCATAGAGGACTTTGGCAGCCTGCCCGGCAAGGTGTGGCGCAGCAATGTGCTGGTGACCAAGACCAACATTAAGCTGGAGGCCATCGGCAGCGGGAAAAAGATCCGTGGCCGCAAGCACCGGAACTGGCGGCCCGACCTTATTATCCTAGACGATGTGGAGAACGATGAAAACGTCCGCACCCCGGACCAGAGGGCCAAGCTGGATAACTGGTTTAAGAAAGCCGTATCCAAGGCTGGGGACGATTACACGGATATCATCTATATCGGCACCCTGCTGCATTATGACAGCCTGCTGGCCAATACGCTGAAAAATCCGGCCTACCGGGCTGTCAAGTACAAAGCGGTCATTTCCTTTTCAGAAGCGGACGCGCTGTGGCGGCAGTGGACAGAGATATATACAGACCTTTCCAACGATGGCCGGGAACGGGATGCGCTGGCCTTCTTCCATATGCACCAGGCGGCCATGCTGGAGGGCACCCAGGTGCTGTGGGAGGAAAAGCTGTCCTATTATGACCTTATGGTCATGCGGGTGTCGGAGGGCGAGAGCGCGTTCAACAGCGAAATGCAGAACGAACCTATCAACCCGGACGACTGCCTGTTTATGGAGGAGTGGCTGGACTACTACAACGAGGCCGAGGTGGACTTCAGGGACCGGGCATACCAATTCTTTGGTTTTGTGGATCCCTCCCTGGGCAAGAGCAAAAAGAGCGACTTTTCCGCGATCATCACCCTGGCAAAGCACAAGGCCAGCGGCTATATGTTCGTGGTGGATGCGGATATTGAACGCAGGCACCCGGACCGTATCATTCTGGATGTGCTGGATAAGGAACGGTGGCTGCGGGCCGCTTACGGCAGGGGGTATACAAAGTTTGGCTCGGAAACGAACCAGTTCCAGTGGTTCCTCAAGGAGGAGCTGGCCAAGGCCAGCGCCAGGGCGGGGCTGTATCTGCCCATTGAGGAGGTACAGCAGGCCAGCGACAAAGAGCTGCGTATCCAGACGTTGCAGCCGGATATCAAAAATAAGTACATCAAGTTTAACCGCCGCCATAAGCGGCTGATCGAGCAGCTGACCCAATTCCCCATGGCGGCGCACGATGACGGACCCGACGCCCTGGAGGGTGCCCGGACCATAGCGAAGAAAAGCAAGCGGTTCCGCATTATGGACCGCAAAGAGCTGGGATTATAGGAGGCCAGTATATGGGATATACGAAATTATACAGCGGGTGCAGGAAATGCCCTTACCAGCTGACCTGTGATCATAAGCGTCTGGAGGAGCATGGGCTTTTGGAGCCAGCGGGGGCATTGGCGTCTCAGCCCCTGACACAGCCGCTGCTGCAACCCCATGACTACCGGCGGGTCAAAATTGACGCAGATACCACGGTCACGATCGATCTGGAAGAAATCAAGGCGCAGCTGGCGGAGAGCCATTTCCCGCCTATGCTGTTCCAGGGGGGTGCCTAAAATGCCGGTGTTGTATATGGAGCGCTCGGCCCTGGACGGGCTGAACGAGGCAGATATCAAAAAGATGATAGAGGAAAACGAGGACGGCACCAAGTATCAGCGCCTGGAGGGGTACTATGCGGGGGACCATGATATCCTGCATTATACCAAAAAAGGAAGCTCGGTCCCCAATAACCGGCTTGTGAACAATATGCCCCGGTATATTACGGATACTGCTGTGGGGTACTTCCTGGGCAAACCTGTAGCCTATTCCAGCCAGGATGATGATTTCCTCCATGCCCTGCAGGATATCTTTGATTATAACGATGAGCAGGACGAAAATACGGAACTGGCCAAGACTGCCAGCATAGACGGAGATTGCTTTGAAATGCTCTATTTGGACGAGGACGCGCAGATCCGCTTTGTGAAAGTGGCCCCCGGCAGCTGCATCCTGATCTATGAGACCGGCTACACAGAGCCTATGGCTGCGCTGCGGTTCATCTATTCCCGTGACAGGAACGGATACCCGGTCAAAAAGGTGGAGTTCTGGACATCCACTGAGTGCTGGTATTTTGTCAGCTATAACGGCAGCGCCCTGGAGCTGGTAGATATCGTAGAACACTACTGGCGGGACGTGCCCTTTATAGAATATATCAATAATGAGGAGCGGATCGGGGACTTTGAAGGGGTGATCTCCCTGGTGGACGCCTATAACCGGGTGCAGAGCAATACAGCCAATTTCTTTCAATATAACGATGAAGCCCTCTTAAAGATCATGAAGCTGGGAGACGTCCGCCCCAAGGATATCGCGGAAATGAAGGAGGCGGGGGCTATCATCCTGGAGGATGGCGGGGATATTGACTGGCTGATCAAAGAGGTGGCCGACACCCCTCTGGAAAACTACAAAAAGCGCCTGCGGGAGGATATGCACCTTTTTTCCAGCGTCCCCAACCTGAATGACGAGAATTTTGGCGGCAACTTGTCCGGCGTGGCAGTGTCCTATAAGCTGTGGGGCCTGGAACAGATATGTGCCATCAAGGAGCGGAAGTTCAAGCGGGCACTGCAGCGGCGTATTGAGCTGATCACCACCATGCTGAATATCCAGGGCGGCCACTATGATTACCGGGACATTGACATCCAATTCCGGCGCAACAAGCCCCAAAACCTGTTGGAGACCGCGCAGATCATCACTACCCTGGCCGGGGAGCTCAGCCGGGAGACCCGGCTACAGATGCTGCCCATCATTGACAATGTGCGGGATGAGCTGCAAAAGCTGGAGGATGAGAAAAAAGCCGACATGGCCGACTTTGGCGGTTACGACTCCCTGGCGAAAGCCCTGCAGCAGGCCCAGGCCCCGGAGCAGTCCCAGCAGCCGTCCCCTTCCTCCCCGGAAGAGGAGCCTGATCCATGAATTACGCCATCCGCAATCAATGGATTGAAGACGCAAAGGAACGGCTTTTGAAAAATGAGGGCCGCGCGGACCAGGCGGTCAAGGAGCTGCTTTTCCTCTACGATGAGGCGGCTTACAGTGTAGAAAAGGAGATCAGCGCCCTTTATGCCCGGTATGCCAAAGAAAACGGCCTGACCGCCGACCAGGCGTCCCGTCTGCTGTCGGGCCAGGAATACAGCCGGTGGCGCAAGTCCATAGAGGAATATATTGCGGATATCAAGGAGGACGCAGAGGGCAGCAAGGCCCTGCTGGAGCTGAATACCCTGGCCATGAAAAGCCGGATCAGCCGCAGGGAACAGCTGCTGGCCTCCATTTACCGGGCTCTGATCGACCTGGCCGGGGACAGCCAAACAAGGCTGGTGGGGCTCCTGGGGGATATGCTGGAGGTCAACTACTATGAGAGCTGCTTTACCCTGCAAAAAGGTTTCGGCATGGGCTTTCATGTGGCGAAGCTGGACACGGCCCTTATCAAGCAGGTGGTCTCCTACCCTTGGAGTGAGAAACACTTCTCCAAGGCCATATGGGGGGCCAGCGACCATATCGCGGCCCTGGCCAAGCGGGAGATCACCCTGGGCTTCATGCAGGGCAGCGGCGTGGATAAGATGGCCCGCGCCATCGATGATATCATGGACAAGGGCCGGTACAACGCCCAGCGCCTGGTGCGCACCGAGTGCAAATATTTTGCGAACCAAGGGGAACTGCTGGGGTACAAGGAGAGCGGCGTCAAAAAGTACCGCTTTATAGGCGGCACCGAGGGCAGCACCCATTGCGACTGCGCCCGGCTAAACGGGCGGATATTCCTGGTGGAGGAGGCTGTAGATGGGGTGAATGTCCCGCCCCTGCACCCCAATTGCCTGTGCTTCATAGTAGCCGCTTTTGAAAAAAGCCTGTTTGCGGACCGTAAGGACGCGCAGCCCTTATCTAAAAATATCAAGTTTCA